CGGACCCCTCGATTTCTAATTTCTCGTTATCGTCGTCTGAGAACTCAAATTCTATCTTTTGAAATGCCATGATTATGCCCTCTGAATGCCGCTAGGATCAGCCACAACGGCCTCTACGGAGTCATCGTTCATAAGACGGTATTCGATTCCCCCAATGGTAAATCGTGTCCCTGAGTTCATGCGGAACATGACGTAATCACCTTCTTTACACCATGGACCATCTGGAAACCGTTCTTTGTCTCCGTATGCCCCCGCACCCATATCAACAACCAAACCAATGATAGACATGATGTGGTCTTGAGTTTTGGCCGCTTCAGTTTTTAAGATAGATGTCCCTACCACGGTTTCGCGTGGCTGCGGTAGCGCTACAAGAATGCGATAGCCTGCGGGTCTTGGTAGCTGTAAGTCTAGTTCAGCGTTGCTGATTTCAACTGGTTCTTCAGTCATCATCGTTTTCCATATAATTCTTCGCGAGGTCTTCCATGTAAGATTTGCTGGTTTCGAGACCCCGAATTAAACCAACAACTTCCCTGTAATTCGCGTAATCTTTAGGCGACCCCGCAGTCAGGAAACTCTTTGCTGACGAGATACTCTCGTCGATTCTATCGTTCAGCACGTCAAAGACGGTTTTTGCCATCGTTATTTCTCACCTTTTGGCCCTTGTTGCGTTTGCATCATTCTTGCAAGTTCTAAGTCGAGCTTGTTGTCCTCGACACGCTTCGCTGTAGCATCCCGAACCCCTTGCCGCTTTGCGTCAATAGCCAGCTCGGCTTTGTCAATGTTGATCTGCTCGGAAGCTATCTTCGCGTCGATCATCATCTTCTGCTGCTTCATCTTCATTTCAGCTTGCTTGATCTGCGCATCTGCTTGGTCGTTCGCAGCCTTGCGTTGCTGTTCGGCTTGTTTAATCTGCAGCTCGGCCTGTTTCATCTGGATGATCGGGTCTTGCTGTTGTTGCTGCGCCTGCTGTTGTGCGGCTTGTTGCTGGTTCGCTTGCTGTAGCTGCTTGCCTGCATCGGCCACCAGACGAGATAGTTGTACTTCAACTTCTTCTGGCAGTTCTTCGTTCGGTGACGGTAGCGATACACCCAGTTTCTCTTCAATTTTCTGGCGGTATGAGAACCCAAGGTGCTCGGCAATGTGTGCCTGTAGTGAGGCCATAATCTGTTTAGCTTGCGGATTCTGCCCGATCATCTGGGCTATCATCGGGTCTTGCATGAACGAAGTATGGGTCGTGATATGCGCTTCGTGGTCTTGGTAGATAAACGCTTTCATCGGTTTACCAATCAGGGCGTCCATGTTCTCGCTGATCGGATCAGTCGGTCTCGCATCGTCTTTAGTTGGCACGAGCTTGTCCGCGTTCTTCACACCCAACACTTCTATCATCTGCCGATGTAACTGTGGCAGGTCATATATCTGCGGTGCTTGTGCGGACATCTGGAGAACGGCTTGGTACTGTACAACGCGCTGTGCCATCGTAGAGCTGTTAGGGTCGCTCACAGGGATCACATCGACCATCATGTAGTCTGACTGCTTGGCACTCACTTCACCCCTGTAGGGGATGTATGCGTACTCTGTAGGGGCATACTCAGCCATGATGGCCTTGAGGAGTTTAAACTCCTGCTTCATCGCATAGTGCACGCGTGCTTGCACCGCAGCCATAGGCTTCAGTGTGCGCTCCAGAAGCGCCAACGTGGTTCCTACAGGAGCGTTAGCCGACATATCAGAGATGTTCATGTCACTGATCGCACCCAATCTGCGACCTTCGGTCGTAATCTGGTTCAGAAGGGCGAGTAGGGTCTGGCTAGGCTCCTTGTAGGGTAAGGGCATAATGTTGTCACGGATAGACCCTGACGGCACATCTACGTCCTTAAATTCTCCGGGGCTAATCGGAGTATCGTCCCCCTTGATACGTAGTCCACGGGACTTTAGCCCTCCCGGGAGGTTGGAGAGTGTACCAGCATCGACAAGCTGACGTATCAAGGAAGTTCCGGCACGGGCGTACCCACCAATAATGTGGATTAATCCAAGGCCATAAAAGCCAAACCCGGGCACATATACATAGTGTACGAAGTGTTGACGCTTGAGTGTAAGCGGGTCGTCTTCTTCGTAGTTCCTGCGGATTGACAGTACCTCACCACTACCGCGCTCGATAGTAACCACGTAGGGTTTTGCAAGGTCGTCCTCATCGTCAACGCCTTCAATCACGAGGTCTGCGTGAATCTCGTAGAGGGCGTAACGGTTGTCGTCAGTCAGAGAATACCCACCTTCTTCGGCTTTTTTCTCTTCAATATCAGTATGATAGGGCTCTGGCTCCCCGAGGTCTACGTCACGGTAGAATCCAGCCGCTTGGAGCTTCTTCAGCTCGTTCTTTGTCTTGCGCATTACGTGCGTTACACGCTCTGCAGCCTCGATATTTGACGCCCCATAGGGCACAATTACGTCTTCTGCGGAGATATAAATAGCAACTTGACGGCCTAAATTAGGGTCAAAATAGACCTTTTTGAACGCCGAACCCGCCAAACCAAGGCTGTAAAGCATACGCTCATGCTCAGGGCGGTACTCAACCATGTTCTCAGTGAGCTCATAGTTCATGTCTGCCTTGACACGATTAGCAGCTTCTTCCTTCTCAGGGGTCTCTATACCAAGAATCTTCACGCGCACTGGCCCTGCAGCAGGGAAAGTCTCGCTCATAGTCTCAGCTTGGAACCGGATAGCTGCTTCAGCGAGGATCGTAGAGTTAACACCACAGGCACCTTCCCATGGGTCTGTACGTTCCTCATACTTGAAGCCGATCACGTCCAGACCCTTGACAAAGGTATCTGCCCAATCTTTACGGGCTTCTATGTCAGCCTGTACCTGCCCCACGAGATCGTTTGACAGCGAGGTTAAATCCCCCTCGTCCAGCATCTCTGCTAGGTTCGCACCGAACTCTGAAAAGTCCATCTCGTCGCCGGGGATGATGGTTATCTCCATACTACCGTCGTCAAGTGTCACAGATTCAGGATCGACAATCTCGATCTCTAGTTCACCCCCGCCCAGCTCACCCTCCTCGAAGTCACCCTCAAGGCCCATTGGCGCTGCGTATAGTCCTTTTTCAATAGCCATGGCTAAATCCTCTAATAATATCCGCCTCGCCGTTGCTTAAAGAAC